GCAGGTTCGGCAGTACCTGGAGCTCAACAGCCCGAGCACGTCCAGCCGCTACTCCGACGAGACGATCGGGTCGAACATCCGGTCCGCGCAGTCGGATCTGGAGGCCGCGACCAAGCGGTTCCTGTACGACCACCCGGGCATCACCTGGGCGACCACCACCATGCTCCAGGCGCAGGTCACGCTGCCCGGCTTCCGCTCGATCGACAGCTGCACGTGGGGCGGGTCGACCATGACCGTGGCGGTCCCTGGTGACGGCAACCAGTCGCCCACGGCCTGGGGCCTGTGGGAGAGCAGCCCGGGCGTGGACGAGCGCCTGATCATCGCGCTGCAGTTCCGGGCCTGGCGCGTCGACAACGACATGCCGTGGTACTTCGCGGACAAGCTCTGGTGGGACAAGAACCTGGACAGCCCGTTCTACCCGGGGAACTACGGCGGTGGCTATGCCTGGACGTCCATGCCCAACGACCTGGTGATCGTGGGCGATGGCGGCTACACCCCAGGCTCGGAGCCCGAGGCCGTGAAGAACGCGGTCAAGGTGTTCGCCGCCTGGAAGACGATGCGGCCGGCTGGTCTCATGGGCGGGATCGCGGTGACGCCGCAGGGCAACACCGTCGACTACACCAGCCTGCCCGCGGAGGTCGTGGACTTCATCGCGGACTGGTCCATCGGCCAGCAAGTCGCGAGCATGTGATGGCTGGCGAGCTCATCGGCTACACCGGCCTGAACGCCCGCATCACCGCGGTGGCGGATCCCCGCACCCGCCAGCACGTCGCGCGGCGCTGGCAGATCCTCACCATCCGTGGCGCGAAGATCCGGGTGCCTCGGAAGACCAGCAACCTGGGGCGGACCATCCAGCCCGGCCTGCTCACCGATGAGAACGCCACGGTGGTCGTCACCGCCGACTACGCGGCCGCGGTCGAGCTCGGCACCAAGCCGCACATCATCCGGCCGAAGCCTGGCCGCGTCGGGCGGAACGGGCGCCCGGCAGCGCTGGCCTGGGGTGGCGCCAGGCGCCTCTCCGGGTCGCTGCGGTCCGGCGCCAGCCCGGAGCACTTCGCCAGCTTCGTCAACCACCCGGGGACGCGGCCGCACCCGTTCCTCCGGCCGGCCGCGGTCGAGGCGCTCCACGAGGAGGGACTCATGGACGAGATCATCATCAGCTGGAACGGTGCCGCATGAGCTTCGTGCCGATCATCCCGAGCAGCTACCAGGAAGATCGCGTCGAGCTCATGGAGGCGATCGAGGCGCTCATCGACGCGTTCATCGCGTCGCAGAGCTACGCCATCGGGCGGATCTTCTGGAGCGAGCTTCCGGCGTCGCTGACGGGCGAAGGACCGATGATCGTCCTGGGCGACATCAACGAGGCGATCAAGCACGACATCAGCCTGCGGACCACGGTCTGGACGGGCACCGTCACCTGGGTGGACTGGCTGTCGGACCCGGGCGAGGCGTCGCTGCGGGCGTCCGTGTTCGCTGATCACATGCGCGATCTGTTCACCGCCAACCCGACGATCACCGGCCGCGGGCTGCTGGAGCAGGTCGGCTTCCTGGAGGCGGAGCTACGCCAGGGACAGCTGGTGTTGAACGCGCCGCAGGTCCTGTTCACGTACACGGTCCAGGAGGGTCGGAACTGACCCGCTGACGGTGTAGGCTCTGCGCTGCACGCCGGCAGGAGCCGAGCACGTCAGAGGAGCTCACCGATGGTCGTACAGGCTCTGCCCGGCAACGTTCGCTTCCGGGCCTACCAGCTGGGTCTGCAGTCGGACCTGCTCACCCGGGTCAACGCCACCAGGCGCGTCCCTTGGCGCTTCACGCCGACGGTCGACCCGCACTGGACCTTCCCGGACGTGGACACCGGAACGCTCGACCCGGCGATCGCGCCCTACCGGATGGCGGTCGACGTCACGGGCCAGGCGGTCGGGCCGCTCGCAGCGGACGACGCGCAGATCCTGTGGTCCGGGCTGCTCATGGGTGGCGTCACGCCGACGGGCGGGCCGGCCTTCAGCTGGGCCTTCCAGCCGGACGCGACCAGCGCGGATCCCTACGACCCGGTGAGCGGCGAGTGGGGAGACGAGGTCACGGGTGACCAGTTCGCCTATATGGGCGGCATCATCGACCAGCTGCAGCTGACCTTCCCGCAGGACCTGGGGCCCATCCAGATCCAGGCGGACTACCGCTACGCCCAGGTCGAGTACCCGCACACCCGTCAGAACCTGTCGGTCGACACCAGCCCGGCCTGGCTCTACGGCGCGGACACCGCTCTCTACATCGATGACACCGCGGGGTCCATCGGCATCACCCGCATGGTCGACACGATGCACGACGCGTCCATCACGATCGCCAGCAACACCGACGTGAAGCGCTTCTCGAACGGCTCCAACGCGAACTTCGCGGTGGCCGGCTACGGGCGCGGCGCGCGCACCCTGGAGAGCACGTTCAACTTCGCCAAGAGCACCCAGGCGCTGCAGGAGTTCGCGGACTGGCTGAACGCCAGCCCGGTCGAGCGCTTCGTCGTCCTGGACACCACGAGCCAGGAGTTCGTGACGGGGTCCATCCCCTTCCAGCAGAAGATCAAGTTCGCCGGCTACTGGTTCACCCGGGCCGAGTCGGCGGTCGGCAGCAACACCACCGCGCAGCTGGTCTGCCGGCACGTGTTCGACCCGGATCTGCCGAGCCCGATCGACGTGCTGGTGGTGAACAGCATGGCCACGCTCCTGGCGCCTCCGGCATGACCGACGTCCTGGTTCCGGTAGGAGCGTGCCGGTGTCCTGGGACGCCCCATGGTGACGGGGACTGGGTCGAGCTTCGGCCCAGTCCCACCATCGATATCGGCTCCGCGATCTACGCGGCGGTCGCCAACGTGGGCGACGATCCGGTGCAGCTGCAGGTCGAGATGACTCGCGCCTTCCTGCGCTTCGGGATCGTCGCCTGGAGCTTCACCGACGAGCTCGGTGCACCCATCCCGATCCGTCCGCGGAGCACGGACTTCGGGGAGGTCATCAGCCGGCTCCTGCCGTTCAGCGATGGCGGGTTCACGGTGGCCGATCGGGCGGACGACCTGTACTCCGAGGAGGTGCTCCGCCCCTTGATGACCCGGCTGTCGTTGATGCGCTCGCGGGATGGGCGGACGGTCGGGTCGACGTCTCCCACCCCGCTTACCTTGCGCAAGCCGGCGAGGCGGTCCAAGCCATCCTCGCCTCGAAGCACGGCTGGGAGTCCGTCCGCGGACCCGGGCCGATGACCCACAGGGAGGCGCTGCTCTCCCTGCAGCTGATGGCTGAGGAACGCGTAGGCTCCGCGGCGCGGCGCGCGATCCTGGAAGCCAAGGCACTCGAAGACGCAGCGTTCGACAACGCGCTCTCAGCGGTGAAGGCCGTCGAGCGCGGGAGGCAGTAGCCCGTGGCCCTTGCAGAGCGAGCGCAGCTGATCGCGGACCTGGAGCTCAAGGATGGGCTGACGGGTCCGGCGAAGAACGCGAAGGGCGCGCTCGGAGACCTGAACAAGGAGGTCGCGCAGACGTCCACCCGGGTCTCCGGGCTGGGCGCTGCCTCTGCTCGCATGAGCGGGTCCATGGGCCACGCCCGCGATCGCGTCGGCCAGCTGTCCAAGAACATCGGCCTGCTCTCCCTGGGCGGAGCGGCCATCGGTCTCACCAAGTTCCTGAAGGACAGCGCCTCCGCCGCGCAGAGCTTCGGGAACACCGTCGTGAAGATCAGCGCGCTCACCGGTGTGAGCACGGAGCGCGTGAGCCAGTTCGTGGACGCCTTCGACAAGTTCGGCATCACCGCCGACAAGAGCGAGCGGATCCTGGGGTTCCTGACCAAGACGGTGGGCAACCTGACGGACACGCAGAAGGAGGCGAAGAAGGTCCAGCAGGACTACGGGTTCAGCCTGCTCGAAGCCAACGGCAAGGCCAAGGACTCGCTGACGATCGTCCGCGACTTCACCAGCTACTTCAACGACAAGCAGATCCCGGCCCAGCAGAAGGCCGCGCTCGGCGCCAAGCTCTTCGGCCGCTCCTGGACGGACATGATCCCGGTGTTCGAGCAGGGCCGGAAGGGCTATGACCGCGCGCTCGAGTCGGCCATGAAGCTGACCAAGCAGGACGTCGCCAACCTGAAGGCGAGCCGCCAGGCGCAGCGTGAGTGGAACGACGCGCTCGGTGACTTCCAGGTCATCGTCGGCATGAAGCTGCTGCCGGTCATGGCGGAGCTCGCGCAGTCGGCTGCGGACTGGCTGAACGACGAGGGCAACCAGAAGTCGCTGCTGGGCTTCCTGGACCAGGGCATCAAGCTCGGCAAGGATCTGGCGGGCTTCCTGACGGGCCGCGTGCTGCCGGCCGTGAGCGGGCTGGCCGACGCGGCGACGGGCTTCTGGAACACCCTCCCTGGTCCGCTGCAGGAGCTTCTGATCACGGGCCTGGTGGCCGACCGGACGATCAAGTACCTGTTCGGGTTCAGCGTCACGGGCGTCGCCGGCGACATCGTCGGCGGGCTGGTGAAGGACGGTCTGGGCGCCATCCTGGGCAAGCTCGGCCTGGCGCGCGGCAGCAGCCCGGCCAACCCGATCTACGTCTCGGGCGGCATCGGCGGCGGTGGCGCCACGGGCGCGCCCGGGGCGGGCGGTGGCATGGGTGGCGTGGCCAGCAAGATCGGGCGCGCTGTGTCGATCCTGGGCGCCGTCACGATCGCCGGCGCGTCGGTCGCCGCGCTGGCGGAGCAGTTCGGGATCTTCCAGGCGGGCGTGGCCCGCGACCAGGCCAGCCTCCAGGAGAAGGCGGACCAGGCCCGATCCCAGGAGGCGGACGCCGCGCTGGCCAACCTGCGCTCGATGAACCGGAAGCTCAACGACGTCCAGGGCCTGGACCGGATCCTGGGCGACACCTTCGGCGGCGAGCAGATCGCGGACGGCCTGGTGAACCTGAGCCACGCGGTGGCCAACAACGGGCGCCTCTCCGCAGCCCAGGTCGTGGACGCGATCGGCGTGCTGAAGGAGGCGCAGCGCCAGGCCATCGCCCGCGGCAACCAGAAGGCGGCCGATGAGATCGGACGCGATATCGCCAAGCTGCAGCGGACGACCACGAACGAGGGCAACCAGCAGCAGCGCGCCACGGATCGCCTCCGCGCCGCGGTGAAGGAGGCGCCGAACCGCTCCGAGGATCTGCTGACCAGCATCCGCAACCAGCCGACGAAGATCAACGTGACGGTGCCCGTGTCCACGTCCGTGAGCGTGCGCGACGTCGAGACGTCCACCAGGACGAGCAGCCGCTACGGGTTCGTGGCGACGTGACGCTCTTCTACTACGGCTCCAGCGGTGATCTGAACACCAACCGCATCCGGCTCGGGACGGGCTTCTCGCTCACCGAGGCGGCGGAGGCCGGCGTGCTGGCCATGAGCAGGGTCGGCGTGGACGATCCGGCCGGCAACCTGAACATCGTCGGCCACCACAGCTTCCGCGCGACCGAGACGGCGTGCTCCTGGCCCACGCTGTTCCGTGGCTACTTCGCGGACCGGACGATCAAGCGCGCGGAGTCCATGCTCACCGGAGCAGCGCGCCGCTGGGACTGCACCGTCTACGACATCAACGCCGCGCTGCAGTTCGAGGTCATCCGCGGGACCAGCGCGCAGCGGCCGGCCGAGACGGACACGGAGCGCCTCGAGTGGCTCCTGGGGTCCGGGTTCCTGGGGCCGATCAGCAGCGACGACGGCGCGATCTTCGGCGCCGATGAGGAGCTCGACAAGCAGGACTACCGCGGCATGACCGCGGCGGACGTGCTGAGCGACTGCGGCCAGGCGTCGGGCTGTAACTACTTCGTGGCCTGGGATGAGACGGTCGGCGCGCCGATCATCCACTACTACCTGCCGACCCGGGCGTTCAACAGCAGCACGCTGCGGATCTCCAACGTCCTGGGTGACGTCGACGGGCTGACGGTGTTCGCGCCCGACAAGGACGCCGAGCTTCTCCGCGACCCGTCCCTGGTCTACAGCGGGGTGCTCTACCAGTACGGCGATCGCGCCTCGGCCTTCGTCTACGAGACCAACCCGACGGTGCTCGCGGCGATCGGTCACAAGCGCGAGACGACGCACGCGGACCCGTCCCTGAGCTCTGCCGCCAAGGCCACCAGGAAGGCGACCGTCTGGCTGTCCGAGTCGGAGGACGAGACGGACGTGATCAGCGTCGTGCTGCACAAGGTCCCGACGTCCCAGGTCAACCTGATCCGCGCTGGCCAGCGCATCGAGGTCAAGTTCACCCACCTGCCTGGGTACGAGGCCTACACCTGGATGCGGGTCCAGCGCCGGACGGTCGCGCAGGACGGCGACACCCAGGAGTACTACGCGCTGACGCTCCAGCTGAGCAACCCGAAGCAGGGCGGATCCGGCGTGCGGCACAAGCCCGGCCGGCACCCGGACGGCACCGTGACCACGGACGGATCGTCCATCACGCTGACCCAGCGCGAGATGCTCAACCGCTTCGACGGCTTCGCGCTCGACCCGCTGTCCGATATCCAGTACGGCAACCCGGTCACGAAGCGCATCGGGTCCTGGGTCTATCACAACCTGCCCTACACCACGACGGGCTGCCCGATCGGCGCAGGCGGGTGGTCGGGCATCGCGGAGTACGAGGGCTGGTACGAGTTCACGACCGGAGCGCTGGCCGACAACGTGATCGGCGTGCGCTTCACGATCGACCCCGCCAACCCGACCTTCATCTACGGCAACGCCGAGGACCAGCCCTACTTCTACGGCTGGCGCGCCGCGCAGCCCACCGACGTCGGGCAGTACGTCCCGGTCGGGACCGTGGACTGGGTGAGCGCCGGCGCGGTGGTCGACCTTCCCAGGAGCGCCATCCAGGAGGGCGGCACCAGCTACTTCTGCCTGGCGCCCGGATGGCGCGCCGCGGCCGAAGCGTTCTTCTGCGCGCAGGACCTTGCCGATGGCACCGCGGGCCCGGCCGGATCCCTGAGCTCGGGCGGCGAGGGGAACAGCGGCAACCTGCGGATGCCCACCGTCACGGCCACGTACCTGATCATGAGCGGGTCGTCGGGGCTGTCGCCATGGACCCCCGGGGACGGCGCCATCGACGGCGTCAACCGGACCTTCACGCTGACGGGCTGGGATGGCACCGGAGCGCCCCAGGTCAAGATCAACGGCCTGGTCGCTGACGGCACGGACTACGAGTACTCGGACACCGCGCTGACGGTCACGCTGCGCGTCGCGCCCCAGGAGGGCGACCAGGTCACCTTCCGCTACCAGGCGGGCACCTGATGGGCGTCCTGGTGAACCTGTGGACCCAGGTCCGCAGGACGCTGAACCTGGTCAACGGAGGCACGGGCAACACCGAGGGCTGGTCCACCGCGGTCATCAAGGAGTGCTGGAACCGGACCGGCTCGACCATCGCGCTGAACACCCTGGTCAAGCTCACCAACGCGTACAACGATCCGCGCGTCACGCCGTGCAACGCGACCAGCGACAAGGTCCTGGGCGTGGTCGTCGGCTACTGGGATCCCGACGACCCGAACACCCTCATCCAGGCTGACGCGCCGGACGTGACCCGGGTCGCGGTGATGACGCACGGCACCGTCCGGGTCCTGGTCACGGGCACAGCGACCCGCGGCCAGTACGCCTTCCCGTCGACCACCAGCGGCGCGGCATCCTCGAGTGCCACCATCGGCGCCGGCGCCTTCGGGGTGTTCCAGGGATCGGCCACGACGGGCAACACCGCCATCGTCACGCTGACCGGGACGCAGGGCCAGGGAGTCGGATCGTCCACCACGTTCGGGACGCCGGCGATCGTCCTGGGCACCGCGGCCGCTGCTGGCTCCATCGCGGAGGCGATCCGCCGAGACGCGACGATCGTGGCCTTCGACGCCACCACGCCGGCGGCGCTCACGTTGGGCGGATCTGGCGCTGTGGGCGCTGCAGCGGTCGCTGCGCGCAGGGACCATGGCCACGCGGTCACGGGCGCGCTGGACGCGCTCAGCGACGTCACGGCGCCATCCCCGGTGTCCGGCGACGTCCTGACGTGGACGGGGGCCGCCTGGGTCAACCAGTCGCCTGGTGACGCGGCGTTCATCTGGCGTCCGCTCATGGACGGAGCAGTGCCAGGTACCATCATCCTCGACGGCACCACGGGCGAGGCGATCATGGCCTACGGGCCCGCGTAGGAGGTCTCGATGGCCGCGACAGTCGCAGGGATCCTGCTCACCGGGGACCACGCGTCCCGCCCGGCAGCGACCGCCGTCGTCGCGGGCACCCTCTACAGCTGCACGGACCACGACCTGGTGTACCAGAGCGATGGCGCCACCTGGTCGACCTGGGCGGACCTGTCGGGGTCGGGTCCGAGCTTCGCCACGCCGGCCATCGTGCTCGGCACCGCGGCCGCCGCCGGCGCGGCGTCCACCGTCATCCGATCCGACGGCACGATCGTTGCCTTCGACGCGACGAACCCAGCGGCCATGACGCCAGCCAGCACCGCGGTCGTCGGCGTGGCAGCGGTCGCCGCCAGGCGCGACCACGTCCATCCCTTCACGGACACGGGCGTCATCAACGTGGTCATCGACGGCGGAGGCGTGGCGCTGACGACCGGGCGGAAGATCGACCTGTACTGCCCGTTCGCGTGCACGCTCACCGCGGTCACCATGGGCGCCGATCAGTCGGGATCGGTGGTCGTGGATATCTGGAAGGACTCCTACGCGAACTACCCTCCCGTCGTGGGCGACTCGATCACGGCGAGCGCCAAGCCGACGATCACGACCGCGGTCAAGAGTCAGGACAGCACGCTCACCGGATGGACGACCAGCGTCGCCGCGGGAGACTGGCTGACGTTCAACGTGGACTCCGCGACCACCATCACGCGCGTGACGCTGGCGCTGAACTACACGCGGGCCTGATCGGATGGCCACCAGGCTCTACTTCAACGAGTCGCAGAACGCGGCCTTCGATATCGGCGCTGCGGTGTCGAGCCTGTGGGAGCAGACCATCGCGTCCGGGGTGTTCCCGACGAAGCGCCTGCGCACCACCGGCGACGGCAACTCGAACACCAACCACAACCTGGGCAACATCGGCACGGGCGTGAACCCGTGCGACGTTCTCTTCGGCCAGTTCATGACGGACGTCCTGCCGTCCGGGGTGCTCATCAGCGGCACGATCCAGGGCAACATCGTCTGCCGCGAGGGCAACACCGCCGACAACCTCTACACGCAGCTGGGCCTGTACGTGGTCAACAGCAGCGGCGTCCTGGTGCACACCCTCCTGGGTGGCGCCAACACCGGCGGCACCGAGATGAACAGCCCGAGCGCCAACAACCGGAACCTGCCGCGCAACGGATCGACGGCGATCAGCAGCTACACCACCGTGAACGCCACCAGCCGGATCGTGGCGGAGATCGGGATCCGCACCGAGTCCACCAGGACGACCGCCGTCGGCTACATGTACTTCGGCGCCGGCAGCGGAACCGACCTGCCCACCGGCGACGCCTCGGACAGCAGCACGACCAAGTCGCCGTGGATCGAGTTCAGCGCCGATATCTTCACGCCGCCTTCCGCCGCCGGCGGCAAGAGCCAGGTCGTGATGTTCGGATGACGGGAGGACTCGTGGAGGGGTTGGTCGCCGGGCTGGTGCTGGGCTTCGTGCTGCGCGAGGTCGTCATCCCCGCATGGGTCGCGGTGAGGCACCCGCGCCACCATGGCCGATGAGAAGGAGCCTCAGCGCAAGAACGCCCGCGTGCCCGATGAGCTCGCGGATCTGCGCCGCTGGGCGGTCAAGGTGTTCCTGGCGCTGAGCGTCCTGATCGTCGTGGTCGACGCCTTCGGGCGCCTCTTCCGCGATCCAGCGTTCAGGATGGACCCCGTGGTGTTCGGCTTGGTGTTCGGGACGCTCCTGGCGCTGCTCGGTCTCGAGGGCATCAACCGCGTCCTGGGAGCCGGCAAGTGACGCCCCAGGAGTGGGTGCCGCTCACGGCCGTCCTGGCGCTGGCGGTCTGGTCCCTGGTCCTGGTGAGCGAGCACGATCACGTCCGGTCGCTGGACTCCATGCCGGACGCGGTGGTGGAGGGTTCCCTGGTGGCGGTGATGGCGGCCTGCATCGGCGGCCTGGTGGCCAGCCTGGGATGGGTGGACGTCCTGGAGACGGAGGCGACCGCCTTCGTGGCGACGGCCTGGCGCGCGGCGGTCCTGGCTGCCGGCGTCTACGCGCTCATCGGAAGCGCCATGGACGGCCGCGCGCGCTGAGCGCCAGCCAGGCGATGACGACGCCTGAAGCCAGGCCCAACGGGAAGAGGTCCATGCGCCGATCCTGACGCATGGACCCCTGGCCCGTGATGAGCAGTCCTACCTAGTAGTCGTCGGTCGGCAGCCCGTCCGCGATGCAGGTCCCGTTGCAGCGTCCCGAGTGGGTGGGCCGGATGGCGGCGTCCAGGATCTGCGCGAGCTCTGGCGCCAGGACCTTGGTGCGCAGGTAGCGCGCTCCGTAGCCGTTGGCGAAGATCGGGAAGGACCCGCGGAAGGCCGCGTCGATCGTCCAGGCTTCCTCGCCATCGAGGCGCGACACCTGGAGGTCCAGGCCTTCGACCCGGAGCTCGGCGGACCAGCCTTCGACGGCGTCCGTCCGGCCCGCGGTCCAGGCTGGGTTGATGAGGCTGGCCATCAGGCCAGGCTTGGTCCGGCGCTCGGGCGCCTGGAGGATCGTGGGCGTCATCGGTCGTCGCCTCGGGCAGCGCGCTCCGCGCCAGCCAGCCAAGCCTCCATCGAGTAGCCCATCCCTTCGTCGCGCCCGGTGCCTGCTCCGTAGGCTTCCCAGCGCTCAGCCTCCATGCGCGTCTCCGGGTTGTGGCGGAGCTCGCGCACCAGGAGGTCGCGCTGCTCCAGGAAGGCCAGCCAGGCTTCGCGCGTCGCCTCGACCTGGTCGATGATCTGCTCGGTGGCCATCAGTGCGCCTTCGCGTAGTGCGCGCTGAGGTCGCTGGTCCGCGCGTCGAACGTCGCAGTGCAGCGGAGGCAGGCGACTTCGGCGTGCTCGCCTTCCTGGTGCAGCTGATCGCTGATCGCCTGGAGGGCGCTGCGGATGGATCCCGCGTCGCCAACGTGGCCCCAGTGGAGGCCTTCCGCGGGCGCATCGTCGTGGTTGGTGAGCGTGGCGGTGATGCGCGCCAGGAGCGCCAGGCTGGCCTGGTGGTGCTCCATGTAGGCGGCCATGGCTGCCTGGGCGTTGGCTTCGCGGCGCTCCGCGGGGGTGAGGCTGAGGGTTCGTGCCATCGTGGTGCTCCCTTCGTCCGCTGTTGGGGCGGGCTGGCTAGCGGCAGTCGACCGCGTACTTGGCGCCGGCGTGGCTCTTGCAGAGGATCGTCTGGCTGGGCGTGATGTGGGTTCCGCGCGCTCCGCAGTCGTTGCCCTTGGCGGTGATCGCCATGCAGGGGATGCCCGCGGCCCAAGGCTTGTACTCGGCGGTGATCGGGCTGCGATCCGTCCAGGGCTGGATCGTCCAGGTCGCGGCGCCCGTGGTGCCGATGTTGCTGGCGCGGATCTTGGTGGTGGTGGCTGCGTGCGTGGTGTCCATGCGCGTAGCTTCGCTCTGGCTGGCGGACGAGTCGATGGGACCATGGTCCCGATGCGCATGGGCCGTTGCGCGGACGCGCCTGGGACTATCGGGTGGCTACCTTCTGGCGCCGATCCAGAGCGATACTGCTGGTCCTGGCGCCTTCAACGGGTGCCCGCAGCGGAGACGAGCACGATGTGCCACCCCAGCGACTACGAGCATCTGATGACCGGAGGGCCCGCGGTCGACGCGCCTCTTCCGCCCGAGCCGACCTGGCTGGCGGGCTTCCCGATGGCGGAGGAGGCTGACGCCTACGTTCGGACCCTGGTGTTCGGGCAGCGCGGGCGGATCGCCTGCGAGCGACCGAGCTTCGATCCGCACTGGTGCATCGTCCACAGCGAGGACTTCGCGGAGGGCGCCGGAGCCTGCGAGGCAGCGCGGTGATCGCCTCGACCTGCATCAGCCGCGGGCCCGCCCGCCAGGAGGTCCACTCGATCGACCTGCGCATCAAGAAGGGCCAGGCGCACCCGAGCCAGTTCGCCCGCGACGTCGCGGAGTCCGTGCTCCGGCGCCAGCTGGGCGCCGACGCCTCGATCGTCCTGGCCGAGGAGCGCATGGGCTACGACGAGTACCAGATGACGGTCCTGCTCTTCTGGCGGACCGACGAGGCGGCGCGGTGATCACCTGCCCGGAGTGCGGCGCGAGCCGCCAAGGCACCGAGGGTGCCATCGCACACCTGGCCGTCGCGCATCGCCGGGCGCGGCGCGGACAGCCACCCATCGCGCCCTACGACACCTGGGTCGCCTGGCGCGTCACCGAGGGCGCAGCCATCGTGGCCGAGCGGCGCACGAGCCTGGCGCGGTGATGGCCGAGCGGAACGCCACCCCGGGCGCGGACATGATCCTCACCTGCGTCGAGCCCGGGTGCTCGCGCATCACCAGGTCGCGGGTCCAGTTCGACTACACCTGCTGGGAGCACTCCGGGCCCGCGGAGTTCCCGGCCCTCGACGCGCCATGCGATCCCGACCTGGACTGCGGCACCAGCTGCTACCGGGACGGCGACAGCTTCGTCCGCGATGGCACCAGGCCCAACGCCTGGGGCGGTGGCGACGAGGACGTCCAGTACTTCTGCAGCTGCGAGCACCACGAGGAGGCGCCATGAAGCGCACGGCCAACGTCCCCGGCGCGGCCCATCCGCGCGAGCTCATCCACGGGATCGGCTACCGGATCGCCTTCGTCCCTTCGGAGGCCTGGCGCCCGGATCCCTGGGCGCATCGGGCACTCGAGGCGCGCATGGGCGCGTCGGCCATGCGCTCGCGGATCTTCGCGGACGCTGGCTACCGGATGCCCGACCTGCCGGCCTTCGTCATGGGCGTCCATCCTGGCGACGTCCAGCAGTCGGAGCATGGCCTGGCAGGGCCCGGCTACCGCTGGTTCGTCGCCGCCTGGACCGAAGAGGTCGAGCACGGGTGCCCGGCCTGGGGCGCCAAGGACCCGGCATGAAGTGCTCCGGGTTCCCGATCCCCGACAGCATCGAGGCGGGTGAGGACGGCATCACCCGCGCTCGCTGCCTCTGCCGGCGCCAGCTGACGCTGGTGGCCAACGTCCCCGACCGCCGCGACACCTGGCGGCATCATCCGAAGGCGAGGTACATCCGATGATCGAGGCGCTCCAGGACTACCTGGCGCAGATCCAGGCGGCTGGCACCAGCGGGACGGTGGCGCTCGGCGCGCTGCTCGTCCTGGTGGCGGTGGCCATGGCGCTCCGCGGGCTGCGGTCATGAGCGAGTGGGCAGAGCTCAAGGCGCTGGCGGAGGGCGCCGACGTCTGGAGCGACGAGTGGGACGAGGCATCGACGGACGGATCGGCGGTCGGGCAGTACCTCGATGCCGTCCGTCCTGGCCGGATCCTGCGCCTGATCGCGCTGGCGGAGGTCGCGGAGCGCACGGCGACCATGGGACCGTGCTCGCAGACCCACCATGAACACCTGGCGGCCGCGGCCCGCGTGGCGCTGAAGGGCGCCAGGCCATGAGCACGAGCCTCCCGCCCAAGGTCCTGCAGAAGGCCATCAACCGGGTGTTCGACGCGGACCTGACGATGGCCACGGAGGACCTGGTGCGGATCGCTGAGTCGATCGAGGAGCAGGGCTACCTGATCGTCGCGCGGGCCGACGTCCATGCGCTCCGCGCGGCCGCCGACAAGGTCCTGCGGTTCGCGCCGGCGACGCGCTGGCCGCACCGCTTCAACGGCGAGGTCGGGGACGCGTGCCGCGAGCCCGGCTGCGGCCAGATGATCAGCAACGGCGCGGCGCACTGACGGTGCAGCCGAGCACCGATCTTCGCTGCACCTGGCAGGAGCCGAGTCGCAACGCCGATCTGTCGTGCCACGCTGTTGGCACGACCTGGTGGTCTGATAGCTGGGGCCGGCGAGTCGTCCGGTGCCGCAAGCACTTCCGGGAGGCGGCCGCAGACGCGGCGCGCGCTCTC